GAAACTAAATTAACACCCTCCCAATTTAAAAGAGCAGTTTTATTTAAAGCATTAGCTGATTATATATTTCCAATCCTAACTAAATGGAAAGACCCACAAGGCGGTGATGGTGCTGACGCATTCCAAGTTCAAATGGCACATTACAGACAAAGATATGCAGAAGAATTTAATGCCATACTTCGTGATGGAATTGAATATGATGAAGATAACAACAGTATCATTACTGTTGACGAAAAAGAACCTATCCATAAATTACGCCTAGTTAGATAATGGTTGCGTCCATTGATGTTAAGACCAATTCAGTACAGTTATCTAAAGAATTTAAAAATATTCAAAGAAAGTTTCCTAGTGCGATTAAAAAAGCATTAGCCAATGTATCAGCTTTTCAGATACGCAATATCAGAACAAGAACAGAAAAAGGAATATCTGTAAATGGAAGTAGATTTACACCTTATTCAAGGAAACCTTATTTTTTTAATGTAGGTACAGAAGGTGGCGAACCTAGATATAAAACATTTCAAGGTGGATATGCTCAATTTAGACAATTTAAAGGAAGGCAATCAAATTATGTTGATTTAAATTTTAGTGGAAGAATGTTTAGTTCATTAACAAGTAGAATTAGACCAACTAAAGGAACATTATTTTTCAGACAAGCAGATGCCAATAAAAAAGCATTTTATCACGATATAGCAGGTGCAGGTAAAGGTAGAGTAGTTAGACCATTCTTTAGCATTAATGATAAGGAAGCAGATAAGATTGGACAGTTGTTTGCAGATAAGATATTTAAAGACATAGGACTATGAGTATTAGAGAAAATATAGCTAGTAATATTATCAGCACTTTAGATGCTGTTAGTTCACCTATTGAATTTAAAAAGATTACTAGAGAACCATTTGACCCAGAAGAATTAGCTGATCCACAATTTCCTGCTTTATACATAGCAACAGGTGATGAAACTAGAGAAGATTATTCAATGGGTGAATATTCAGCAGGTAAAAGGTCTGGTACTATTGATTATGTGATTGTTGGTTATATTAAAGGAACAGAAACTAATTTAGATACGAAACGCAATCAATTTATTGAAGTAGTAGAAGAAACTTTAGATACTGATAGAACTAGAGGTGGTAATGCTTTAGATACAAAAATAGTTGAAGTTAGTTCTGACGAAGGTACATTATATCCACTTGGGGGTATAAGAATTATAGTTAGAATATTTTATGAATTTATTAGAGGGACATCATAATGGCTAAGAGAATAAAAATATATAAACCAAATGGATTAGACACTATTGAGATTTGGGATAATGAACTAGACAAGTTTTTGGCTAAAGGATATAAACTTAGCCAAGAAAAAAAATCTACTAGAACTTCAAAGAAAAAAGATGTAATAGTAGAAGAACAAACCGAAACAAAGGAGTATGAAGAATGGCAACCCACACAGGATTAGCAGGAACTGTTAAAGTTGGAAGTGATGCGATTAGTGAAATAGTTTCATTTTCTATAGATGAAACAAATGACACCGTAGAATCATCTAACTTAAGTTCATCAGCTAAAACATACAAAGCATTAAGAAAAGATGCTACTGGCACTATCGAATGTCATTGGGACGAAACAGACACTAATGGACAAGAAGCATTAGATGTTGGTTCTGAAGTTACTTTAAACTTATATCCAGAAGGTTCAGACAGTGGTGATGCATATTACACTGGCACAGCTATTATTACTGGAGCAAGTGTAGGCGTAACATTAGATGGCATAATCAGTAGATCGTTTACAGTGCAGTTCACTGGTGGTTTAACGCACACAACAGTTTAATCTTAAATGCCAAAAAAAGATTATCTGGAAGGTGCGATAAATCATTTTAAGCATCAAGAAATAAAAATAATAGAAGTTGAAGAATGGGGATTAGTTGGTGAAGATGCCATCTATGTCAAACCTTTTACTCTATTAGAAAAAGCTGAAATATTTAAAGGATCAAACGATAATGATTTGACTGTTCTTATTGACGTAATCGTCAAGAAGTCAGAAACAAAAGATGGTGAGAAAATGTTTGATCTTGATAGTAAAGTAAGAATGAAGAAATTTGTTGACCCAGATATTATTGGAAGGGTCGCAGGTCAAATTCTTGGCACTTCAAACGACAATATCCAAACATTAAAAAAAAAATAAATTCTGACTACAATCTCAGATTTCACTTTTTCCTAGCAGAACAATTACATAAAACCATAGGCGAGATATTATCTATGCCTGTGGAAGAATTTAATTTATGGATTGCTTATTATGATGTAAAACAAGATGAGCAACAAAAAGAATTGAATAAACTGAAGATGAAGGGTAAAAGAAGATAATGTCCACCAAACAACTTAATATTGATATTCTTGCTAGAGATAAGAGCAGACAAGCATTAAAAAGCGTTCAAGGCAATCTTAATCAAACAAAACAATCTGTACTTAATTTAAAAAATGCACTTATTGGTCTTGGGGTGGGTGCGGCAATCAAATCTTTTGTTGATGTTGGGAAAGAAGTAGAAAGTTTACAAACAAGATTTAAATTCCTTTTTGGTTCTGCTGAACAGGGTTCTGTTGCATTTGATAATTTAACTAAATTTGCCGCAAAAGTTCCATTTTCACTACAAGAAATATCTAGGGCATCTGGAAATTTAGCTGTTGTTGCTGAAGATGCTAATGACCTTAATAGAATCTTAGAAATTACTGGTAATGTAGCGGCAGTCACAGGATTAGATTTTGAAACCACATCTAGTCAAATCCAAAGAGCATTTTCTGGTGGTATTGGTGCGGCAGATTTATTTAGAGAAAGAGGTGTTCGTGCATTATTAGGTTTCCAAGCAGGTGCGACAGTTACTGCTGAAGAAACAGTAGCTAGATTTGAAGAATTATTTGCAGGTGATGGTAGATTTGCAGGAGCAACAGATGATTTAGCACAAACATTAGAAGGTACTCTTTCAATGTTGGGTGATAAATTCTTTAAATTTCAAAAAGCAGTTTCAGCAGGTTTTTTTGATGAACTAAAAACAGAATTTGGAAGTTTAGATAAATTTTTAGAAGATAATGCAGAACAAATAGAAGCAATTGGAAAAGATATAGGACAAACATTAGGTAATGCGTTTACTGTTTTTAGTGGTGCTGTCAGAATAGCAGGTCAAAATTCAGCATTATTATTTGATATTTTAAAATTACTAATTGGATTAAAACTAATTAGTTTTACATTAAATGCCGCTAAAGGTTTTACTTTATTGGCAACAGCGATAACTAGTGCCGCATTTGCTAGTAATGTTTTAAACAGTTCACTTTTATTAATACCGAAAAGATTCGCAAAAGTTCTTGGTGTCATTAATTTAATGGCACAAGAAAATCAATCTTTAAGAGGTGATGTATTTGATTTAGTAGACCAATTAGGTGAACTAGCAAATTCTATTAAAACTATTAGTGCAGAAATGTCAGCACAAATGAATGAAACCGATAATTTAGGTGGTGAAACTTTACGATTAACAAAAATTTTTGAAAAACAACAAGAAGCATTAGAAGAATTAACTAAAAAACAAGAAGAAAATAACAAAGAAAAAGAATTATCAGCACAAACTTTATTATATTTATCAAAAGGATATTCTACTGTTAATACAGAATTAAGAGGTTTTAATGCAGGATTAGTAGATAATTCTGATTTAATAGAAAGTTTAAATCAAAGTAAATTTCCTCAGTTTCAACAGACATTAAAAGATGCAGGTGATACTACTAAACAATTAGATGGATTATTTACAAGTACCTTCAATGGATTTGCTGATACTTTAGCTGATGCCATTGTTACTGGTAAATTTGCTTTTAAAGATTTTGCCAATGCTGTTATTGCCGACATAGCTAGAATTATTGCAAAACAATTAACATTATTAGCAATACAAAAGTCTTTAGGTTTCTTTGGTGTAGGTTCAATCTTTGGTGTTCCTGTGGGTGATATATTTGGTTTTGCTAATGGTGGCAGACCACCTGTTGGACAACCTTCTATTGTGGGTGAACGAGGACCCGAATTATTTGTACCAGATAGTGCAGGAACTATTATCCCAAATGAAAAACTAGGTGGACAACAAAATGTCAATGTAAACTTCACAATCAATGCAGTAGATACCAGAGGATTTAGAACCTTGTTAAGAAGTGAAAGAGGAACTATTGTATCTTTAATTAATCAAGCAGTAACCGATAAAGGTAGAGAGGCAATAATCTAATGGCAGGAACATTCCCCAATACAAATTATTCTGGATTAAATTTTAGAAGCAATCAAAGAACATTAACTTCAATATCTGATGATGGTACGACTTACACCAGACAAATTGATAGTCAAAGATTTAGTTTAACTTTGTCTTTTCCCATTCAATCCAAAGCAGATTTTATGCCCATAATGGCATTTGTAATGAAGCAAAGATCAAAGAAAGAAAGTTTTGTTTTACCTTTACCTACAGGATTAAAAGATGCTAGAGGAACTGCAAGTGGTAGTCCGACAGGAACTGGAAGTGCAGGTGATACATCAATCACTTTAGGAGGAACAGGTACAGGCAGTTTATTAGCAGGTGATCTGGTTAAATTTTCATCTCACGATAAATTGTATATGGTGGTAGATGATGCATCTGATATTTCTAGTGGCACAATCACGATTGAACCACCATTAAGACAAGCTATATCAGCAGATACTATTTCTTTTGATAGTTTAAATATGTCAGCAAGATTAACTTCAGATGTTCAAGAATTTTCATCTGGTACTGTAGATAAAGATGGCAATTTAGTTTTTGGATATGAATTAGATGTTGTTGAGGCACTCTAATGGCAAGAGGTTTAACGACTGCAGTTAAAAATGAATATGCAACTAGAAATGTCAATGCAGTTCATTTAGTAGAAATAGATTTCACTAGTATAGTAGGATATTTCACTGAAAATAGTTTTGATTTAACATCTAGTATTTCTGGAACTTCACGCACTTATGAATCTAATGGATTTTTATTAGACATTACCAATATTAATGAAAGTGCAGGGGTTAATGTTTCCAGATTAAATTTAAGTTTAAGTGCAGTAGATCAAACTTATATCGCTATTGTTTTAAATAATAATATTACTCATAATGAAGTCAGTATTTATAGAGCATTATTAGATAGTTCTAATGATATAATTGCTGATCCTTTTTTAATCTATAAAGGATACATTACAGGATATGAAATTATTGATAATAGAAACACAGCGACATTAAAATTAGATATTGAAAGTCATTTTGCTAATGCAGGTCAAATCAATGGCAGA